TAATAACTTAACGTATTTGACACCTGCTAACTTAGGTACAGTTAACCTACCTATTACGTACTTCACAGGTACACGTGCTATTACCGGTACTATCAATGCATACTTAAAAACAGGTAGTCTTGAAAGTGGTGGATTGTTATCAAAATTGTTAGCTGATTCAACTACAACAGTTGATCCTAAGTTTACAATTAACGTACAACTCGGCGGACCTAGTACAAATGCTACTGGTGTTGAAATTAAGTTACCTGCAGCTATGTTGCAGATTCCTACAATTAACACAGAGCAAGTTATTTCTACAACAATTAACTTTACAGCTCAAGGTTTTGCTGGTGCTGATTACGACATTACACAGTCTAACGAAGCAACTATCATTTACCGCGCAGCAGTTTAATTAACTGTTGCATTTCTACAGAGGCTGGGTTGATCTCCAGTCTCTCTTTTTAATCTTATTATAAAATGACTATTAATACTCTCTCTTTAAAAACACTGTTAGTTCCTTCCAAATCAGTACAGGTAGAATACCCTGGTATGCCTGGTTTTATGATTGATTTGGCATTTTTATCGCGCGAAACACTCCTATCAATTCGTAAGAAGTCTACAAAGACTAGCTTTAAAAATCGTCAAGCTTCGGAAGAATTTAACGAAGATTTATTTTTGCAACTTTATGTTGAAAATGCAGTTAAAGGATGGACTGGCTTTAAGCTAACTTATCTTGAACAACTAGCCCCAGTTGACTTAAAAGAGCAAGACATGGAAGCAGACTTAGGTTACAGCGCAGAAAATGCCCTGTACTTAATGAAAAATTCTAGCAATTTTGATGCGTTTATTAGCGAACAGGTCACAGACTTGGGAAACTTTTCGACGACCAGCTCCAGCAAGTAAATCTGCAGTTGGTTAACTACATTCAAAATATGGGCGTGTCAATGACTAAAGACCAATATTTTGAAATGTGTGAAATGTTAGGCTCAGACCCAGTAGAGTCTGAGATACCTGTTGAGTTTGATGATTTTCCGTTTGAAGTGCAACAAGCATTTAATGCATATAAAATGTTGCGAGACGAGTGGGATTTTATGAATGGAAACTACTTAGGAAAATCCCTTATAGGTATTAAAGATATTTTAGAAGCAACAGAGATTGATCCTTCTGAACAGAAGTTTATAGTTATGCTAATACGTATAATTGACAACGTAAGATCAGACGAAATCAACAATAAGAAAAAGACAAAAGAGCCTGCTAATTAAAATTAGCGGGCTTTTTTGCGTTAAAAATTTTTTGGTTTGACAACTGCGTGGTCACATGGTATAATGATCTCTAGTCAAGTTATCAAAAAATTTTGATAATATCCGAACAGGAGTAAGCATGAGTAATGATACAACAGTTTTACAAGTTAAGCTGGACGACCTAGGAACCATTGAAAAGAGTGAGCAAAAGCTTAAAAAGTACAGAGGTACCTACGACTCACTTGATAAGCAGATGAGTAAAGGTCTTGGCGGTGGTAGAGGTACTAGTGGTTTTAAGAAAGCCACAATGGGTACTAACGAATACGACATTGCCAGAGGTAGTGCTGGTGCTACAGGTGCATCAGGACGAGACTTTGCAAACCAAGCTCGTGGGCTTGATGGATTAGTACGTCTATATGCTACTTATGCTGCTAACGTGTTTGCAGCCGGAGCTGCTTTTCGAGCATTAAGTGAAGCAGCAGATACTTCAAATATGATTCAAGGTATGAATCAGTTAGGTGCTGCTACTGGACAAGCACTAGGCACTATTGCTCAAAATTTAAGGAATGCTACCGACGGTGCAATTAGTATGCGTGAAGCTATGGAGGCCACTACAAAAGGTACTGCTGCGGGATTGTCTGGCAAACAGATGAGTGATCTCGGTTTAGTAGCAAACAAAGCTTCTAAAGCTTTGGGTATTGGTATGCCCGACGCTATTAGTCGTTTGACCCGTGGTATTTCAAAACTAGAGCCTGAGTTGTTAGACGAACTTGGTTTATTTACAAAAATAGGCCCCGCCACAGAAAACTACGCTCGTAGCATAGGTAAAGCTACAGGTAGCTTAACAGATTTTGAAAGACGTCAAGCATTTGCTAATGCCGTGCTAAAAGAAGGCATGGATAAATTTAGTTCTATTGAAATACCTGCTAATCCTTATGATAAGTTCGCGGCTAGTTTAAAGGATTTAAGCTTTAAAGCATTAGAAGTTGTTAACAAAGCTTTAGTACCATTAGTTAATTTATTATCGCAAAATCCTGTAGCACTGCTTGGAGTTTTAGGTTTAATAGGTGCTTCAATAGTTAAGAGTGCTATACCAGCATTAGGACAGTACAGAGAAAATTTACAGAAAACTGCTGATGCAAGCCGTATGCTTTTTGGCGCCATGCACAGAGATATGACACAAAAATATATTGATATGGCTAAAGTAGCGGGTACCAATGCAGAAAACGCCTTTAAAAAGCTACCGGCTACAATAGATAAAGTTTCAGCCCTATCTAAAGATGCCACGACTTTTAGTAAAACAGCCAAAACGGATTATGCCGCATTAGCTGGTAAAGATCCGTTTGCCCTTACAGCGGAAGAAATAAGATCTTTAGATCGACGTGCTAATGATTTAGCTAAACGAAATGCTGAAGAATCCGCTAGGCTTAAGGCACACGTAACTCAATTAAAAGCTATTCGTTCTGGTGCTAAAGATGCTGGTTCCGTTGCGTCGGAAGTTCTTATCAAATCAACAGAATCAGGACTGACTACACCGGGTTCTAATGACATTATAAATAAACGTATACTAAACAAATTGTCTAGTGATACTATAAGAGTTACAACTGCAGAAACTCAAGCAATTTATGGGTCTAGAGCAGCCTACAGAAAATTAAACGAAGAGATCGCTAAAGCTAGGGCGGGAACACTAGTAGTACAAACGGGTACTAATAAGGATGGGTCTGCAATTACACAAGAAGCTCCAAAAATTACAGCTCTTCAAGCAGGATTAACTCGTACAGCCGGAACAATTGGCATAGTAGCACAAAAAGTTGGCTCGCTAGTTTCAGCATTTGGAGTATGGGGGCAAAGCATTGCTGCTGTAATTGGATCTTTTGTTTTACTTGATTCCTGGCTTACAAAAACAGAAAAAGAAGCAGACAGTTTCAATAAAGCAATACAATCTACATCAGAAGCAGTTGATAATTCAAAAAGAACTTTAATAGCTCTTGCTAGACAGCCTGGAATAGCTACGTCCTCAATTCAAGGATTTTTTGCACTTTCAAATGCAAGTAATACCTCAACTGATGCAATTGAAGCACAAATTGAAGCTACTAAAAACTTATTAAAAGCACTGCAGAGTAGTGGTTGGGATGATTTTACTAATGTCATTGCTGGAATATTTAATAAAGATGTTAATTCTAAATCAGCAAAAAACCTTGCGGATACAGTACAGCAACAGCTGCAACTATTTCGTGCAGCAGGTATGGGAAGTCAAGCAGAAGAAAGTTTTAAGAAAGCCATTGGTGTAAAGAGCTTAGATATTGTAACTGTAGGTGAAAGATTTAAAGACAGTACTAAGGCACAAGACGAATTTCAAAAATCAAATAAAGCCCTTGCCGCTAATTTAGCAGAGGCCAGTAATGATCTTCAAAGTTTTAAAACTGCTACAGAAAACGTAACAAAAGCTTATGAAGAATTTATTCAGTCTTCAGCTTCTAATAATCCTTTATTTAAAATAGGGGCTTCTTTAGAAGATTTATCCGTAGCCATGGATAAAATAACAAATCAAAGTATTGAGAGGATGAATGCTGCTTTTAACGATTTAGCAAGTACTCCTAAGAAAATTGCACAATTTGGGCCTGAATTTGTAGCGCAATTTGTTGCAATACGTGCAGAGTTTAAGACTACATTAGAAGAGTATTCCGCGTACTCACTACAACTTGCTAACATAGACGCTGAAATTGCTAAAAGAACTGAAGAAAAAAACAGGGCTACTGGCAGTATGTCTATATTTGGTATGGGCCCAAAAGGTTCAGCAAAAACCATTGCTAAAGAAAAAGCAGAAAAAACACAACAAATTGAGGCTCTTGAAACTGCTAAGAAAACTATACAAAAAGTACAGCTTGGTATAGACACCCAAGTTTTTGCTAAAGCCAAAGATTTATTTGTTCAAGGTGTTGATGCTTCTTTTGCCAAAGGTTCAAAACTTATATATGACGCTTTAGGACAGGCTAGTGCAAAAGCTGCAGTAATTATTGCGCAAGCAGGTATAGGAGCTTTAACAGGCCAACGTGCCGCAGAAGCAACTACTAGACTAAAGCAGGATGAAATAAAGATTCAAATGAACTTAATTCAATCTAATATTGAATTAATAACAAGTAATACACTACTAACTGCAACAATTGAAGAAAGTAATGCCGTAATGGCCTTAGCTAAATCTCAAAAAGATGGCGACCCTGCAGTAGCAATATCAGCAAGAGAATCAGAATTACGAGCAGCAGGTATCTTTAAACAAGCTATGGAGAAAGTAGCCAAAGGCGAACTAAAAACTGATAATTTGAACAGCATGCTTACAAGTGATGATCCGCTAGCAAATGCAAATTTAAAACAGCGTTTTATAAAAGTTCAAAGAGAAACTGCAGCACAAGAAGCTAACAGAACAACAACCGCCGCACAAGGCGTAGCTAATACTATTGAAGGCAGACGAACATCTGCCCTAGGTAAATTAGAAGATCTAAACAAAGAACGTAATCTTAGAAACGATATTCTTCAACAGCAGCAATCCGGACTTGATATTTTAACTAGTATTGATACACTTAACAGTGCTCAAAGAACACAAGAAAAAATAGATTTAGAAAATACAGTTTTAAAAAATAAGCAGTTACAAGAAATACAAGGGTATACTACAGCTATTACTATTGCTGAAAAACTTAATACTGAAGATGGCAACAAAGAAGCTGAATTTCAGAAAGGCTTATTAGACATAGTTAGAGATCGTCAAAAAGTCGAAAACGATAACAAACCTATATCAGACAGACTTAGAATTAAAACAGCTGAATTTGAAGTTGCAAGTAAATTAAATGCATTTAATGAAGCACTGATTGATCAAGATATATCTAGACTAAGTATACTTACTAACCTAGTTGGTTTTTCAACAGAACAAAATGTTCTTGCGACCGCTAGCCTAGAAAACAAAAAACAAGAAAACAAGTTTGCACTTGAACTGAGAAAGATTACAGATGAAATTGCACAACTTGAACAAGATAAAACTAGAGATAACACTCAAAGCATTGCTTTAAAACGAACAGAGTTATCACTAGTTACTCAGAGACAAGAAAAAGAAAAAGATAACAAAGGCCTACAAGACGCTTTAAAACTTATAGAAGCACGCTTTGCGCTAGAACAAAAATTAGCTGGGTTTAAGAAAACCACAGCAGATGCTCAAAGCGGTAAAGCAGAAGACGAATTAAATTATAGAAAAGCACTTAATTTAGTTACGCCTGAAGCGGCCGCCAAAGAAAAAGCAGATTTAGACAGGGCCAGCGCACTTAGAGAATTTAATCAAGGACAGATTGATATAGATAAAACTAAGGAAGCTAGAGATGTGTTACGAAATAAGGCAAGCGATATTGAGTCCGATGGTGTAATGACAGCAGTTGATGAGCGTAAATCAGTACAAGAAATGACCAAAGTTATAGACGCACAAAGCGAGTCTTTTAAAGCTGTTTACAATCAAAAATTGGCTGCAGCTGATCAAACTGAAGCGCTTGCTAGTAAAATGACTGGTTATTCTAACATTGTACATGGTGCTTTCCAAAGTATGGGCGACGCGTTAGCTGAATTTGCCAGAACTGGTAAACTAGACTTTAAAGGTCTTGTAGATCAAATGTTGATGGATTTAATTAGATTTGAATTACGTGCGCAAATGTCTGCATTATACACTGGTATGGGTGGACTAAGTGGTATGATGACTTCAGCTGCAACATTTTTTACTGCAACACCTGTAGTACCTGCTGCAAAAGGTGCAGCATACGATACTGGACTGCAAACATACGCCAAAGGCGGAATGTTTACTAATTCAGTTGTTGATCAACCTACCCTATTTAAATTTGCACAAGGTACAGGTTTAATGGGCGAAGCAGGTCCCGAAGCTATTATGCCCCTAAAGCGCGATAGTCAAGGAAATCTAGGAGTTCGTGGCGGCAATAGTGGTAGCAACGTAGATGTAGTTATTAACAACTACAGCACTGAAAAAGCAACTACTAAAGAAACTATGGATTCACGTGGAAATCGTCGTATAGAAGTAATGGTTGGCGATATGGTTGCAGGCGAATTAAATCGTGTAGGTTCAAATACTCAACAAGCAATGACAGCCAATTATGGTACAACACCATTACTGGCAAGGAGATAATATATGCCAATAGTAGCATGGCCAGCATCGCTTCCGCAAGTGCCTCAAAAAGGCTTTACTGAATCGGTTGGAATTAATGTTATACGCTCAGCTACAGATGCTGGCCCTGCAAAACAAAGACGCAGGGCCTCGCGTCCTAGTGAGTTTACTCTAAACTTTTTAATGACTACCGCACAGACTCAGAAACTAGAAGATTTTATAAAAAATCAACCTACAAATACTACTACGCCTGGTATTGCTGGTGTTAATCGTTTTACCTTTACGCACCCACGACTTTATACTACCGTAGAAGTACGTATTATACCTGGTAGTAGTGGTGAATTTTTTAACTTACAATATGTGGCACCAGGGTACTGGTCTACCAGCCTTAAATTTGAAGTGATGCCATGAGCAGAATAAATAGTTTATCACAATCAGCCATTAGAGCAATGTTTGCTTCAGAAACACCCGAAGCATTAATTTTACTTGTTACTATTACTAATCCTGCAGACCCTGCAGACCCTGTGCGTTTAGCTGATGGTTATACTAACAGGATTGAGTCTTTAACAACAGACACAGATGTAATATATGGTGTTACTAGTACTATTAATGGAGGTATTAGTAGGAATTATTTATTTTTGCCTATGCAAATAGCTTTGCCAGGCGAAGAAGAAGCAGGATCAGGACAATGTAGTTTAATACTAAACTTTGTTACTCGTGAAGCAATTGATCTTATACGCACTCATTTAACAAGCCCAGTCAGTGTACAGATAGATCTAGTACTAGCTAGTAGCCCCAATACTGTTGAAGCTAGTTTTTCAGGTTTTAAAATAACTAATGTTACTTACAACGCTGATCAAATTACATTTGAGTTAAATATGGTAAGCCTTAGTCGCGAACCATTTCCATGTTTTACGTTTACTCCGGCCAACTTTCCAGGATTATTTTAATGAATTATAATAAGTATATTGGATTACCTTATATCAGTAATGGTAGAGATGAGAGCGGAATTGACTGCTGGGGATTAGTGCGTTTATTTTATAAACAAGAATATGCTATTGACTTACCAAGCTATACTGAAGAGTATGCTGGAGCATATGATACACGTATTCTCGAAATGATGGCTCAATATAAAAACAATTGGTCACAAGTTCAAACACCAGAAATCGGCTCAGTTATAGTATTCAATATATTAGGAGAACCTTTTCACGTAGGTATCTACGTTGGAGAAGATAAGTTTATTCATGCCCGTGACGGTATGGATACTGTTTTAGATTCTGTTAATAGCCCAAAATGGGCAAAACGTATTGAGGGTTACTATAAGTATAGTACACAAGCCAGCACTATGTTGGTAGGCAAACCTCACCCTTTTAAACAAGTAAATTACACCCAGCTAGCTATACCTGGAGCTACATTAGCTGATGTATCCCAAAATTTAATTGATACTTATAAAATTAGCGATTACTTTGCTAAAAAATTAATCTTATTTTTAGATGGCGTTAAAATCCCGCAATCCGAGTGGAGCACTGTGCGTGTACAAGCAGGACAAAACGTTGTTTATAAAGTAGTTCCAGAAGGTAAAAGTACTCAGCGCTTAATACTTACTATTGTTGTACTATGGGTGGCTTTGAACTATGGTCCAGTAGTTGGTGAGGCTTTGGGTATGACAGCAACTGAAGCTACTTTAGCTGGAACTGCTGAAGTATCTGTAACTGCAACTGGCAAAATAGTCGGTACTATGGCTATTAATATGGCAGGTATGGCACTTATTAATGCCGCCTTTCCTATTCGACCATTAAATGGAAAAGATCCAGGGAGTTCTGCACCTGTAAATGCGTTTAGTGGTGCTGCAAATCAAGCAAATCGTTTTGGCGCTATTCCTGTTGTGCTTGGCAAAATGCGTAGTACTGCAATGCTTGCAGCAGTGCCTTATGTAGAAACATTAACAGATACTAGCTTATTACACTTATCCCTTGTATGGGGGTTCGGACCGCTAGCAGTTGATGATATTCGTGTAGGTGCAAAAACTTTAAATGAACTTTTCTACACTACTCAAGCTGGTGTGGGGCAAGATCACCCGGTCCCAGAGACTTTGTTAGGTGTACCTCAGGAAACTACAAATGGTAAGCTAGATGCTTTTGATAAATTATATCCAACTGATGTAGAGCAAAAGTTTCCGCAAATTGAATTAGTTAAAAATCTAGTAGATGGAAATCCTCCTACAGTTGTTACGTTAGAAGAGTATGCTGAAGATATTGATGTAGCATTTCTTTTTCCAGAAGGTATGCGCAAAATTAAGAACAGTGACGGAACTGTAACCGATGCTACTTGTTCAATCCAAGTTCGTTTACGTAAAGATAGTGCTGGCGAAACAGGTTGGACAACATTACCTTCCTATCATTTAGGCAACTACGCAGCACCAACACTTAGTGACACAGGTTTTAAAACTACAATTAGTTCTGCTCCTACTTATACTAACAGTAGTGGTGATATAGAAAACCTCTACAAATGGTACGTAATTGCTATGGCACCAGGCGGCGGTATAGCAGTATTTAGCGGAGCCGCTACTGATATGCAGTATTCAGATCCCTCTAATTACATAAAAACTTTAGCTACACAAGCATCTTATGCGGCTTTTGTAGGTACTGACAGAAATAATATACTAAGGCTACCCAATATTCCTAATGGTTATATTAAATTACATACTTTATGTTTCCTTGGCTCAAGTTATTTATCTGATTCTACAGTTTCACATCTAGCTAGTACTGCTACCACTAGTATAGAAGGCTTAGGGCTTACTTCTGTTACCAGAGGAGTGCAGCGTAATTCAGATGGTACACCTGTTACAGACACTGACGGTAGTCAGATTCCCACAACTGATTTTGACATTGTTATAGGAGCAGGACGAATTGTAAATAGTGCAGTCGCTGCAGGCACACCACAACCTATATTTAATGCTAATCAATTTTCAGGTGTTCTTGGACCATTCGGCGGCTATAATAGATGGCATCCATTTTTAACAAATAACGGAGTATGGCAGTACACAGGCACAGGCGGAAGCCAAACAGCCGATATTGAGTTTGATAAAACTGCTCAAGTAACTTTTACAAAAGCAGGGTACTACGAAATAACAGCTGCTGCTGATGACGAAGGCTCTGTAAGCATTGATGGGGCAAAATTAATTACTATTCAAGGTAAAGATGCTTGGGCAAATGTAGGAGTAACTTGGTTTTATGCCGAAGCTAATAGTGTGCATGCAGTAAGAATGAAAGGTTTAAATTCTGGAGGCGGTGCAGCTGCAGTAGCTTTAACTATTACATATGCTGAAAATGCTGGATTAAATATTGCGGGTTCTATGGGTACTGAATTAATATTTGGTAAAGACGGATTCTTTTCAAAACGAAAAGATGCATTTAACTATGTTTATAAAATGCGTGGATTACCACGAGCAAAATACTCTATTCAAGTAATTAGAACAAACAATGATGAAACAGAAAAAGAAGAAGATAAAGATCATAGATACTATAGTAAAGCAATTCTCTATGCAGTAACAGGATATAATAAACAAACATTAAACTCTAATAATCAACTAGTACCTATTCGTGTTGTAAAAAATCCACCAAATTGTCACTTAGCCAGAACTTTTATTAAAATCCAAAGCACTAATAAAATAAATGGTAGTTTAGAGGGAGTTAATGCTTTAGTACAAACTAAGTCTAATGTACTAAATAGAATAACAAACGATTGGAAAACTGTAGATGTTACTAACAATCCTGCAGCATTATTCCTTTATGTACTAATGCACCCTGCTAATGCTTACAGAGTAGCAAACAATATTATAGATGCCGCAAAATATGTAGATTTAAATGCATTAGCTGATTGGTATAAGTTTTGCGAGCCTATGACTTATGCAAACGGTAAATGGACCAGAGACATTACTAAACCTCTACTTACCTATAATGCAGTACTAACTAATATTACTAGTGTTATGGACGTACTAAAAGACATATGCTCAGCTGGTAAAGCGAGTCCTAACTTCATAGACGGTAAATGGACAGTAGTAGTTGATAAACCCCGTACTGGAGTAGTACAGCACTTTACTCCACATAATAGCTGGGGTTTTGAAGCTACAAAAGTACTTCCACGCATACCTGACGCATTTCGTATTACTATTGCTGATGAAGAAAAAGGCTATCAAGCAAATGAATATAGAGTATATAATCTTGGTAAAACCGAGAGTAATGCAGAGTTATTCGAAGAACTTAATTTACCTGGTGTAACTAATTTTGCTCAAGCAAAACATATTGCTCAGTGGCATATGGCGCAGTTAAAATTGCGTCCAGAAATGTTTTCACTAAATGTAGATTTTGAATACTTAGTTTGTAATCGCGGAGACTTAGTACGTGTTACGCACGATGTTCCACTATGGGGAGCAGGCAGTGGCAGAATTAAAACTTGCACAGTAGGCAGCGCGGTTATAGCTTTAACTGAAGAAATTTATTTAGAAGCTGGAAAAACTTACAATATTAGAGTTAGAACTAATACAGGTGCCAGTGTATTAAAAACTTTAGCATCTATAACTACAACAGGATATTCTGCTAGTATTACACTATCTGGAGCACTAGTAGCTGGTGACGGCGTAAATCCTGACGACTTGTTTATGTTAGGAGAAGTTAGCAAAGAATCACAAGAGCTAATAGTATTAAGTATAGAAGCCAATAGCAATATTAGTGCTAGACTTATGTTAGCAGACTACTCTCCGTCAATATACACGGCAGATTTATCTGGTTATTTATCTTATAACTCAAATATTACAACTATTGGTAATTATTTAACTACTTCAATTATTAACGTAGCTCCTACTATTGTTTCCGTAAACAGCGATAGTGCCCTTAGTGATACAATTGCTAACGGCACATTTACAAATACTGCTATTATTAGTTATACTAATTCTGCTAATCTTAGTGTAAGTGCTGAAAGAGTGCAACTGCAGGTAATTCCTGGCAATGGATTATTTGATACAGCTTCTCCATCGTACTACGGTACTAAAGATTCTTCAAGTATTACTGTACATCAGCTTACAACAGGTCTTCTTTACAAAGTTAGAGCTAGATATACTAACAATTCTGGAACTATTGCTGGGCCTTGGTCTGATACGTATTGGTTTACAAATAATGGTAAAACTATTAATTTTGCATCGTCTCCAACACTTGCAATAGATTTACAACAAACTTATATTGTAGCAACTCCAACTATTGTAAACCAGCAAAAGGATTTTAAAGCCTATGCATACAGATTATATAAAAGTACAACTATCACAGATTTGTGGGATACTGCACCAATTATACCAGAAGTACAGACTCAAGGACAGGGCTTTCTAGATTTAGAAAAGGTAGCAATACCTCGTATTTCAGAAGGTGGTATTGACTATAAGGTAGAATGTAGAATATTAGATAAAACTGGTAACTACAGTGCTGCAAGTTCATATGCTTTAATTAAAATTAAAACAATTGTTTAAGGAATAGATATGGCAGGAACCTTATTTCCAGGCGTAAACTCATTAATATTAAAACTAGATACTCCATACGACACAATTAGAACAGACGATGTTAGAGATGATTTAATTAAAGTAAAAGTATGGTGTTCTGCAGTAGCAGGACCTTCAGGAGTAGGCTTTACTCCCTCAAATGCTAATCTAGTATTTGAGGGATTAAGTTTTTCTATTACTATAACTGGGTTACCTAATGGCGGAGGTACGCCTATTCCATTTGTGCCAGGCACACCTTACTATGTTAAATATGCTTTTATTAGTGATATTGAGGAAGAGGTATATACTGTTTCTAACCAGTTAACTGCTACACCAATATCTGCTACTGCACAAGTTATTGATATTTCAGGATACACTAGTTTTGTACAAAATGCATCTCTTGTTTTTACACCACTAAACGCTACTTTAACAGCAGTAACACAAAATATAACTTCTCCTCAATACGCCTGGGTAGTTACAGGTGGCACTCCTAGTAGCGGTAGCGGTTCAAGTATTACAGTAACTCCTAATGAAGCCGCAATTAATGTAACAGTTACACTAACTGTTAGTGCAGGTAACTTAGTAACTAATTTAACTAAAACTATTACACTGCCTATATTGTATAATGGGGCAAAAGGTGAGGCAGGCGTTGCAGGTAAAATGTCTGCTTTCCCAGCTATTTACCAATGGACTAGTGGTTCTAGCCCTCCGGCTCGTCCAACTGCAGGTACTTATACGTGGGGTAATCCCGACTTTACAGTAGACGGTGGCTGGGAAACAACCGTTCCTATAAATAGCACTCCTGGAGCTACTTTATGGTCAATAACTATTCCACTTTCTGTTTCTGGTACAACTGTAACAAGTCCCCTTAATTGGGCAAGCACTACTTATCCTATTAGAGCAATTTCTTTCAATGGCACACTAGGTACTACCGGAGGACCAGGTGCGGCAAGTTATATAATTCAACGTGCCGCAAATTCAGACGGAGCGCCTACAGATGAAGAAGTAATTGCAGTAATTGGCAGAAGCCCAGTACGCGGCGATCTTGCAACTGTTAGTTATAACAACTACAATGGTGCTAAAGTTTATCAATTGACTAGTGTTTCCCCTAAGACTTGGGCATTAATGAATACTTATATCCCCGGTAGCTTAATTGTTGAAAATACTATTACAAGTGAAAAATTAGTAACAGGTAGTGTTGATGCAGAAAAACTGTTTATAGGCCGTCCAGGTACTAGTAATAGAATACGCTTATATAATAATAAAATCGAAGTCTGGGATAACAGTGGCAGCGGTAAGCCCCGAGTTATAATTGGTGATTTAACCCCTACACCATAAGGAGTATTTATGTACGGTATGCAAATTAATGATGCTTTAGGTAATGTCTACTATGATTCAAATAGTGAGGCTGGAGTTTTTGTTGAGTTTTTAACACTATTTATTACAGGTAGCAGTGCTGATAGGTATATTACTTATAATGGTACAGGTGGTAAAGCAAACTTACAAGGACTAAAATTAAGAGTAATTACTTTGTATACTGGAGATCACTGGCATGAAACTATAGATAACGGTACTAGTGGTTATCCGCAAATAAAATATAACGAAATTAACCCAACTGTTCCCACTTCTGTTAGACGAGGAACAATTTTAATGGTAATGGCACGATGACCTACGGCTTTAAATTTAACAATAATAACGGTGAATTAGTTGTTGACGACTCTAATGTTAAACCTTGGTATTTTACAGGATCAGTTACTGGTACTAGTAATTTTTTTGGGCAAAACTACAAAAACCTAGACGTTACTGGAAATGCTTTTGATTTCGGAACTTTTGCAAATGATGTTAATCAACCAAGTAGTCGTCTAGACAATCTTGACGTTGCTGATTCATGGAGAATTTACGAATTAAGGTATATAGCTCCAAATATTAGTGATTGTTTTTTTGCTTATACTCTTCCTCGCAGCAATGATACTGGTATATGGTATTTTACACAAGACGCGGGTCTAGCATCAAACCAGCCTACTGCAGGAGCTGGTCCTATACATTTATTGAACAACCCTAAAATGGATAATTACTTATATCCAGGAAATGGTCAGTATGTTTCAATATTTGCAATGGTTGCAAATCGCTTTATGCTAACTGACGCACAACTACAAGCAGCCGTCCCAAAAGTATATTTCTTTTCAAATAAAGAGATAGCTAACAACATATTAAGCACTGGATACGGTCTACAAGTGTTTGATAGTACTGCTAAATGTATGTATGATTCTGGAAAATTACATATTCAGTTAAAAGACTTTACTTTTCAAGATTGGCTAGTACCACCACCACCAAGCTCTCCTAGTCCGGGTAACATGCGCCCGTTTACCGATAATGGCACAGATATTAAATCATTTCCAATAAATACTGCTAATCCCCCAAGTAATACTGCTTTTGTAATACCTGCAACAGCTCAATATTATTATAAGGAATATTCGAGTACTGAATTTGGCACTCTTGGTGCTTTTGACGTGCACAGAGTAGTGGTACAAAGAGTAGATAGTGGTACAGACAGTGGAAGTGTTAGTACTATACGCACTAGAACTGTTAAAATGACAAGTCAGTCTACCCAAGCTTTACAACTAGGAAATACACTTCCAGGGGTAGCTTCTGGTACTTGGTGGAATTATGGAGCTAATTCATATAGTAGTTGGGTAGGTCAACAATACAAGATGAATATAATGGCACTAGATACAGTTCCTCTTGAACGAGGGTATACAGGTACTACTTTTCCATCTACTTTTGTTGTTACTGTAAACAAAACAACAGTACTTGAAGGAAATAGTGATCTTGCACCCTATCAAGTAATCTTTACACTAACTACCTCACGTGTTGATGATGGATCTCAGTTTGGCTATACTATTGCAGGTACTAATATTACTATTGATGACATTCAGTATGTTAAACGTAATGATCAATTAATACTTCCAAAATCTTTAACTGGATTTTTTACAGTAACTAATAATATTGGTACTATTGCCTTAACTATTAGTGAAGACTACGTAACAGAAGGTACTGAAACCTTAACTTTAGCTTTAAATAATGGACTATCTAGCGCTTCTGTTTCTTTAACAGAAGATAAATCATATAGCTTATCATTTTTAACAACACCAGATACAACTACAGCAGGAGTGCCTGGATTTAATGAAGATAATAATGGCAATAATCAAGCAGTAGTATTTCAACTAAAAACAAAAAATGTTGCGGCAGGCACATATATTCCTTGGAGTATTTTAAATCTTTCAACAGATGCAGACGATTTTACTCAAGGAACTAGTGGTGACTTCATTATTGAAGCTAGACCTGTTGGAAATGCTCAAATAGATGGTTTTAACGGACAAGATGCTGGAGCAATAATACTAAAAAGAGACCTAAAAACAGAAGGTACAGAAAATGCTAGAATAAGACTAACGGATATCCCTTCTGTTTACTTAAATTTTGATATTATAGACAACTCAACTACTCCAATACCAGTATTTAATATGTTTAATCCAAGTGGTAACATTACTGGTGCTGTCTACTTAGATGAGGGCACAGAGTACGCATGGGTTATAACTGCTACAAACCTTCCTGCCGGTACTGTGGTATACCCAAGAATTATAGCAAACACAGCAGGACTTGCAGATCTTGACTTAAGCCCTTGGTACTCAGGCGGTAGCTATAACGGAGTTGCATTAGGTAGTGGTGGCGCAGCAGTATTTAGAATGACTCCTGTAGC